TCCGGCATTTGAGGAAATCAATCCCTCGGTGATGGTCTTGCCGACAGCGTCATACAGCGCAGTCATACCGCGAGCGAAGTAGACCTTGGATGTTAGTTCCGGTACTTCCTTGATTGGGAGCGCTTTGTGTACAACTTCGTATTCACCGTCAAACTGAACCAGAGTGAGGTTCGCTTCTCCGGGTTCCGCCTTTTGCTTCTCGACGTAGGCGTTGAATCCACCGATAACTTCCGCGGCCATGTGATTCATAGAGCCGGAGCGGTCGGCGACGAAATAGAGGTTGGTTTTGACTTTCTTTTTTGCCATAATGTACTTTCAAAATTTTGGGGGTGTGGATCCATTCCACTTGTTTAGTGTAACACGGATGTCTTACGTTCGCAAGATTTCCAGTGCTCTTTCGTATCGTTCAATTCTATCCTCTAACCCATTCTCGCCCCCATTCACAATCCTCGAAACCTCTCGAATATCCTCTACGCTACTTAACCGATTCTGCTCCCAATACCACAGAGCACAAAGGATAGCAACTTCCTTATCTTCCCGCACAAACTCAGGGCGATCCAAAAGAATCAACTCATCGGAGTACAGATACTTTGACGCCGCAGCGAAATTGTTGTATCCCGTCAGTTGAATAATTCCAGATCCACGGTAACGCCAACCATCTCCAGATTCCGGAGGACCATTTCCCATGCGGTTTGCATAGACTCGGTTGGCGATCTTCTCCGGATTTCTGTGATATACCTTGACATCAACATTCCGGAAATACTTTGGAAAGACCACCTTCAGTCGATCGGCGGAATAATTTAGGTTCTCTTGCAGGACATTTAGATCCATGGACTCATGTCCCACTTGAGAACAAAATGCCGCGACCTGTTCTGGGGTGGTTATATTGTACTCATCCAAGTGGTCGAACAACCCAACCCACCCTTCAGGGTCTTTACAGTCGGGAAAGATTTGGGTGAATTGTTCTAGTTCCATATTAGATGTCGTTCCTTTCGCAAGACATGATCCAGTCTCGAGTCAAGCTCGATCGAACAATGTCCTCTGGTAGATAGTAAATTTCCGTGAACGCTGGCATGTCTCGAGCAACCTTCACAAAGTCGTGGAATGCGGTGGAATCCCTAGGTGTCTTCACCAGATCGGTTTGCTTGTAATCACCACAGAAGATAATCTTCGATCGATGCCCAATTCGACCCATAATCGTGTTGACTTCCTGCCAATTGAAGTTCTGGAATTCATCCGCAATGATAACAGAGTCGTCAATGGAAATACCCCGTAGAGCCGTTGTGGTGAGGAACCGGCAATGTCCCTGTTCCTTCAAACGTGTCCATGCATCAGGGCGGTCAAATAGCATCGCCGCAATTTCCTGATATGGGAGTTCATACATCTCTTCCTTCTCTTCTTGAGTACCAGGCATGAAGCCAATGTCTCGAGTAGAAACGGCGGATCGCACAACAACCACCTGCTTGAATGGATTGTCTTTGGATAGAACCTCCTCAATACCCTTGTAGAGTGGGAGTGTGGTCTTTCCTGTACCCGCAGAACCAAAACATCCGATGAAATAGTCTCCTCGCTTATATGCCTCTAAGAATATCGCCTGGCGCTCCGTAAGTGGAGACAGGGTTTTCATATGGTCCAACTTGATTCGGAGAGCATGGGATGCTCCCACCTTGATTTGATGTTGGTGAGTGTGGTCATCATGTTCCACAACATCATCTCTACGTTGAACCGGGGTCTTTTTATTGCTTGCCATTGAGTTCCTTTTTCTTATATGCGCGTATCACGTTCTCTCACAAATCGTCGTACGAGGGTTCCTTTCTGCAATTTTTGATATAACTTCGCTGAATCCAGCGTCCTTTTTATTCGTCATGAATCGATCTCCGCGCATTGAAACCGCGGGAGCAGAAAGCATCCATGTTCCGTCTGTAGAGGCGCAATATGGACATTCGTGGTCCAAGTCTTTTTCTGCAATTTTGCATTGCACATCAAAGAGCTCATCACATGCGTTACAGTGGCGTGAGTATAGAGGCATGGTTCTTCCTATTCGGGGTGTGGGTGGGTCTGCGCTTTGGCATTAGAAGCCAGCAGATCTTCTTCTCGGTGGGTTCTTCCCGCTTGGGCGCGGGCTTTGGTTTCTTCGGCGGCGCGATGGTAAAAATCATGTATTGAATGTCAGTACGATGTTGTTCTTCTTGGTATTTATGCGGATTGCAGCCATAACAAGCCCAGAGAGGAAAGATTGGAACACCACAAATTCGTCGATGTTAAATCGTTGGAATTCTTTAGACTCCAACATCTCACACAGAGGGTTGATGTCCTCTGGGAGAATTTCGCTCTTAAAGATCACGCTAATCTCATCTGAACTGGGGTCCATCTCGAGATTGAATGTGCTAGAGACATCCGACACAAGACACAGGGTCTGTGCGATCAACGCGGCACGATCATCGATTACGCTCATAATTTACCTTCAGTTTTGGGGAGTCTGTGGGGATTTCAATACCCCGATAGCAATACTTTGATCCGCCCGTCTCGTATCGAGAGACCACCAGCGAAGCCGCTGGCCCATAGTGTATTCAGGCAAAGTATCCTACTCCTTTGAGTGCGTCCAGGGTGATGTTTGGATAGAGTTCCGTGAGCGTCTGATCTTTCATATGGAGGAAAACAAGAGCTTCCTCATGCGTTACGTTCTCGAGAACGTCGATGAACATCGTCTCACGACGAAGTGGATGTAGCTTTGGGTTGCGGAGAGCATCTAGCTTTCTGCAAAACTGCCACACAATTCCTTTTGATTGCACGTCCGATTCCAGGTTATGCACCTTGTACGGAGGATCACCATCAGGAAGCGGAAGCTTTGATTCTGGAATAAATGCACATTCCATGAAATTCCTGAAGTATCGGTTATTGGCCATCTCTTTGGCCTTGTTGATATCTGTGTTGATATCAGCCAAAATCTCTCGTAAAGTATCCACGTTCATTACCTCTTAAATTCATGTACGCGCTCAAGCAGTTGCCTGGCGCGCTTGCTCATCAGATATTCCATGATTGTGTTCAAATCCGCATTGGGCTTCGCAGCCAAGTAAGTCTCCACAATCTCAGATCGTATGTCGTCAGGTATATAGTCAAACGAAATCAATTGCCGGTTCCGCTCAAACCTGCGCTTTTCTTCATCTGTGAGACCAACACCCTTCGAGAACCTCTCAATCACCTTTGCGGTAACCGGCTTCGCGCGACCACTCTTTGGATCCACGTAGAAATCATCGGCAGAGAGAACAGAAGGAACTCCGTCGCCGCCATCGCCTCGGATGATCTTGTGGAGGAGAAAGTCCTTGTCCGGCTTGGATACCCACTTTTTGTGTAAGGGATTCCATTGCTTTACGTCACCCTTCTCATGGAGCTGCCCAAAGTCCCCATCCGAAGAAAGGATGAGAATGGGTTCGCTGGTCTCAAACAGACCATCCATTACGGTGTGGTTCTCGACTACGTAGTCAACAAGAGTACCGATCACGTCGTCACCCTCAGCGCGATCATGCCGGATAACTTTCCACGGAAACACCGTCTCAAGATCGGCGCGAAGAGAATCCAGATGCTTGAACACGGAGTTCCAATCCATCGTTGCTTCCTCGCGAGCCGCTTTCCGGTGCTGCTTGTAATAGGGGTAGACCTTTTTGCGCCAGTTGTCGGAACCGTCACATGCGATAACGATTTCCCCGTATCTCTTGCCATACTTCTGCTTATAAGAGAGCATGGACATCAAGAAGGAATGCCGAATGATGTCCAACATCTTCCCCGTATCCTGCCCTTTTTGGAAGTCGGCTGAGAAGGCAAAGCATCCAGCGATGCCCAGTTGAGAATAGTCTGCGATTATAATTTTAATTCTCCTTGCATAATTTCCATCCTATAGTATTAATTCGTCTATTTCTAAACAAAATATTTCCTTTGTCTCGATACATTTCTGATATGGGGCCCACAGTGGTTCCCAAATTACCACGAAGAGAAGTCCAAGATATATTCATTTCCACACACCAAGGTTGTAAATTACCAATTAAACGATATTCAACCCCTTTTGGGTCTGTCACAATCCATTTTCTAGCATTTGGATTTTTTTCTCCAACACCAACTCCCTTTTGGCCAGCCGACATATTAGCACGCTCTTGTGGGGATTTAATTCTCCCTTTTAGTTTTATAGAGATCTTCTTCGCACGATCTTCCGTGTACGCTGTATATCCGCCTCGGCCGCCGCTTGCTTCATTCAAACCCATCAAAGGAAATGGTCTAAACCGATTTTCTTCAATAAAACAATCTTCCGCAGACCCCTCAAAAACCACACAGCAATTTTTCTCAAAAGTCCAAAGATTATCTCTAATTGCAATCCCAACTGTGTATTTTGATTTGGTATGTGAATTCCATCTAAATTCGACATCTTTTGCCACACCGATATAACAGTTCTCAAATTCTTTATTGATTAAATCATTCGTATTGCCAATTGCGTAAACATAGCACATGATATTCCTTGCGAGTAATCTATCTTTTACTTAGTGTTTCCGGACTTTTGGCAATCTTGTTTAGGTGCTAGAAGGGGACCTAAGTCCCCTGCTTTTTGCGTTACGTTCGTGCTCAGAACGTAACGAATTCGGTTGCGAACTTGCTCACCGTCGTGCTGGGGGTGTTCTTGATCCGTTCCAAACCAGCCACCGCCGCCGTCACAGCCGCTTCATCCGCACACTTCTTGATGTCCGCAACATCTGCGCCCTTGGGCAACTGTACGCCGTAGGAGGTCTCGAAGTCGATCTTGGTGCCATCTGCGGAGAGCACTGCGTCGGTGTAAACCATCAACATGCGATACTTCGGGAGCAACGCCACGGTGAACTTGCCACCAACACGCGGCGCCTTCACTTCGGCAACCTTGGGTGCCTTCGGCGCCTTGGGGGTCTTCGCCACCGGAGCAACCGCACCGCTTGCGGAGTCAACGAACGTGCCGTCAGCACCCAACTTCGTGGATTTCACCTTGCGAGCTTTGCCCTTAACTTGGAAGCCCAGAACCGTGTGGTACATCGCCAAGATTTCGCGCTTCTTTTCCTTGGAGAGATTGGAGTACGCCTCGTCCAGTTCCGGATCGAGACCAAGTGCCACCACTTCCATTTCGTCGGAGCGGGGTTCCAACTTCGCGCGGATCACTTCCACGTCTGCCGGTTTGAGCTTGTACGAGCCCATCACTTTGGACATGTCAATCACACGGTCCGTCGTCATCGCCGTATCCAGGAAGCCCTCGAAGTCGCTCAAAAATTGCGTTGCCACGGGGGAGAGGGTTGCTGCTGCTGTCATAATAAAGTTCCTTTTCACTGTTTATTTGTTGTCACGTAGTAATTATAGCACGACCGGGATTAAAAGTAAAGTTGCTAGGTCATATCTTTTCCTTGTAAAGATCCATGAGAGCAAGCTTCAATTCGTACGTGTTCCGGATGCGCTTGCCGTTCATCGTAACCGAGAAGGCACCCCAGATCTGGATCCGCGTGTTGGTGTCCGGAAGGATGAATAGCCAGGTATGCCCTTTCGGGGTCTG